TTTTTCCTGTGCTAGTGCTTTTCTATCTTCAACAAACTTTGTGATTTCCTCAGATAATTTCTCTGACATCATTTTGTCTATTGCTTCAATCATGTTTGCTTTGTCGTGTTCATATCTTTTAGCAAACTCTTCTCTCAACTCAGCACCTACAGTTTCTTTATTTTCCTTGATTTTTGAATCCCAAGCCTCTTGGATGCTCTTTTGAACGTCCTCTGATATTGCTCCTGATTCAACAAGTTTTGATATTGCGTCTATCATTTTATTTTAGGTCCTTTATTATGTTTGTTAAAGCATCTTTTAGATACTTTTGTGCTTTTGCGTCATTTCTAACTTCAGCCGCCAACCCTTTTGCCATGTTACCACCCTTTGTATTCATTAGGTGTTCGTAAATTGGCGTTGGGTAAGCACCTGGTGCCGAAGGTTGGGCTACAACATCGACTGTGATGATCTCAAAGTCTGAAACTTCACCGCTTCCGTATTCCGAAATGTTTCCACTTCCTCTACTTGAAACGCCTAGTTTCACACCTGATTGCAACATAGTTTCGACAAGTTTGCCCATTGGTGTCGGTAAAATTTTCATTTTACCATATCCATTTGGTCCGTCCATCCACATTTCAGTAATCATGTGAGACACACGGTCCAAATTAATCTTTAAATCATCTGGGTGATCCACTTCACCTAACACAGAGTACCCTGAACTAATCTGGTCATTCAGTGTTTTTGTTGCTTTCGCAATTTCTTGCACTGGATAAACTCTTTGATTAGCATTTTTAATCCCACCTTGAATACAGATACCCTTCATGTACAAATCCTTACCGTCTTTTCCCTCGTGTAAGATCTGCACTCTGGCCTGATCAAATGTTAGATTCTCTCTTAGGTATAGTGATGCCATCCGACGATCTCCTTGTTAAATCAACAATTACTTAGAAGCAACTGGTGATTTTGCTGATTTGTCTGAACCGTCTTTTGAATCCGCTTTCACTTCTTTCATTTTTGGTTCAGTAGTAGCATCAGTCATCTTTGCAGATGATGGAGCCGGTCTTCCTTTTTCTTCTGCTCCGCCTTGAGTAATTTTACCACCTTTTGGTAACTTACTTCCTGCATCTTTAACTGGTGAACTCTTGTTATCAGCATGGTCGGCAGTGTCCGCTTTAGCCATGTTTTTGTATTCTTTTACAGTTTCTTTGGCTGGTGCTTCTTTGCTTTCCATCTCTGGAGTTAACTCTGGTGCAACTTCTGGTGCTAAAGATTCTTCTTCTTTCTCTTCTTCACCGTCTTTTTTGCCCATCATTGCTTCAAATTCTGCTTTTAATTCATCTAAAGCGTCTTCTAAGTCAACTACTCTGTCTTCAACATCGCCTTCTGCATCTGCTTCTGGTTCCATGTCTGCTGGTACTTCTTCACCTTTTTCTGCATCCATTTCGCCTTCTTCTTCTGCTGAGATGTCTTTAACCAATTCGTCAGTTGCGTCGCCGCCTACTTCTTCAATTGATTCTTCTTCAGTAGTTTCAGACTCTGTTGCTTCTTCGTCTTTAGCAACTTCAGTTTCTTTAACTTCTTCATCTTTAGACTCTTCTGTTTCAGCAACTGCTTCTTCTTTAGTTTCTTCAGCAGTTTCTTCTACTTTAGCCTCATCAGATGCTTCAGTTTCTTTAACTTCTTCTTTAGCGTCTTCTTTTGATTCTTCTTTTGCCTCAGCAGTTACTTCTTCGTCTGCTAGGTTCTCGTAGATGTCTCTTGACTTTTCTACTACGATCTCGTGGAATAAAGCCTCTGCTTTATCGTTTTCTTCATTTATTAGTAATTCTAATAAACTCTCAAATTTATTATTTGACATTTTACACGTGCTCCTTTGTTTTATAGTCGATTTGTACTTATAAGTGTTTGTATTTACTGCAAAGGCGTAAAAACGGTGGTATTATTGGTGTAAAATGACGTCTTTTTGCTATTTTTTAATCTGGAGTTCGAATTTTGCTAGGAATTCTTCGATCGAGGTGTGATTCATGTTGTCTGCCCAGGTTAGATCTTTGGGTGTGAACCAGCCTTCGGGTATGACCCTGTGGAACTTGATGTTTGGATAATCCTGTAGGCACTTTTTAGTTTGGTTCATCCAGTTGCCAAAGAACGTTGCCTCATCACTACGTTTTTTATAGTTACGTGTGTCCCCAAATACGTTATTAAGTTTGTATCTGTTGTTCTTGCTGTCTTCTTTATGACCCTGATAGTCAAAACCAAGTATGTAGATTTCGGTATAACCGCGGTCACAGGCTAATTTAAGTGCTGTTGGTCCACTCGACCATCCAAGGCTTGGTTGAGACCAAGTGACATGATCCTTTAATTTTTGAACTTTTTCATACTGTTGATTGTAATTTGAAAACACTTTATTATGTACGACATAATCAGTCTCCGATATTTCGTGCATCATCTTTGGATCAACTGCCACTAACCAGTGTGGTCTGTGCGTCCTGTACACGGCGTTACAGGCAAAAACAGTGCCTTTTTCCATAAGATCATCGATATCGATGCCCTTACGTGATTCACCGTTTCCTAGTACAAACGCTATTGATGACATTATAACTCTAAGTTATCGTCTGTTGCAGGCTGTCCGTACATCTTTTGGACAAATACTGCTTCTTCCTTTTGTTGAGCATCGTGTGCCTCTGACGCCAACCTCATAGAGTTGATTTGTTTGAGTGTTAGTCTTGTTTTTCTTGTGTCTTCTGAATCTAGAATAGAAATATCGTTCTCAGGCTCGTATGTTTTGTCCTGTTCAAAGCCATCTGCGCCGTAAGTGAAGAATTCATTTAGTTTCATAAACGTATTTAATCCTTATACCTGTCCGCCGCCACCTGTGCCACCTGGTGTTTGTCCTCCCGGTGTCTGTCCAGGCTGTCCTGGCTGTGCTGATCCCGGTTCTGGTGCGTCTGTCTCTGCTGTTGGTTCTTCAAATTGATCTAAGTCAGCACTGATACCTGATTGTGTAACCCCGCCGCCTCTCAATTCATTTGATTTTGTCTGTTTTTTCTGTGGGACGTTGTTCTCTTCTCCCCAAAGTTCAGCATTTCTTGCCAATTCCTCTTCAGTAAGACCTAGATATCTCTTTAATGCAAATCTCTTACTCATGTATGGCAGTTCTGCTACCTGTGAGAACGTGTTGACCCTGCTTTGGTCCATTTCTGTCTGTCTGTACTGTGCAAAGTTCTGTGGTGGATTAAGTTTTAGTTCAAACATTCCATTGTCTATGTTGTAGCCTTTTGATTTTATCCATAATTTGAACTCATTGTCAAACGTTTCGGCTAACATTGATTGTAATCTTGCACAATATTTGTTAAATCTCAATTCTTGGATGTACGCAGTACCTACTCTGCCGTCATTGTACTGTTGTCCACCGTCTTCTGCACCTGTTGGTAGATAAGAACTTGGAATTCTTAATCCTCTGAACAGTTTGTTTGTGAAGAATCTTAAATCATCTATCTCACCTAGGTTAGTACCACCTGGAAGTGTGTCCACTTTAGATCCTCTACCTTCCGCTGTCTGTGGGAAGAAGTAATCTTCGTTTATTGACATTGGGTTATATGTTGCATCTATGAAGTTTGCTCCACCTGATGCACTTGGAATTCTTCTTTGATTGATCTCGTTTTTAACTCTTTCAACGAATTGCATAGCCAAGTGTGTTGGCATATTACCTACATCTATGTAGAATACTCTTCTTTCAGGTGCTCTTTGAACCCTGTAAATGATAATTGCGTCTTCTAATAATTCTTTTTGTTTGTAAACTTTGAATACTTGTTCTAATACTGACTGTCCAAATGGGAATAAGTTGTCTAAACCATCTGACATTGACATGTGTATTACATTTTCTGCATTGATGTTGTAGGCATTCATTGTTTTGTAGAATCTTCCACCTGCGTTTCCACCTGCAAAGCCTGACATATTATTTGTAGCACCTGCATTGGCATAACTTGAACCATATGCCGCTGTACCACCGCCAGTTGTTCCACCACCACCGTATGTTTGGTTGGGTGTAATCTGTGTTGCACTTAATCTTTGTAGGTTTGGATTGATATCTCTGATCACATACTGTTCAGGTTTCTTACCTTCAGATTCATTTACAACAATTCTGTCAACTTTTGCGTTGTCAATGTATAACCATTTCATTGTTTCTGGATCTCTTACAAAGAAACAGTCTCCATACTTCAGTGCGTTCCTGAATATCCTAAAAATTCTTTTGCCAAACTTGTTAGATTTTGTCCATTGTTGAAGTGCTTTCTTCAAAAGTTTCACTTCATGCTCTGTTGTTTCATCTTTGAATACAAGATCAAATGGAGTTTCGTTTTCTGTGTTCTTCTGTGTTGAAAATTCTGCTAGGATGTCCAATGCCGCATTAATCTCACTGTCTGAATCCATTTGGTCATACTGGAAGTACCTCTGTATCCTGTTGGGGTGTCCTGTGTACACGTCCGGCAAGTAAGAACTGTAGTTCCTCTTGGCGAAGTTGGGCACTTTCTCACCGGAAATAGGAGAAAGGTTAGCGTCTTTAAAATATTTTTTCCAAGCCATATTTTATTATACTAGACTCCCGCCCATGTTTGCAAGTTTATTCGCTGTGTTAATTCCGGTTTTTACGATGTTTTGTGAAATCATATTACCAGTATTTAAGTTATTGTTTACTTTTCTCATTTCTTCTATTGCCTGTGCGAATTTGTTATCAAGACTGTTTAAAACTATTATTTCTTCAGATCCGCCTTCTCCACCACCACGCTTGTTTGTATTAAATGCGTCAACTGCCAGTGCTTCATTCATTGGTGG